CCCCTGAGGTCAAAGCTAAAATGAGTGCTGGAATAAAAGCTAAATGGGCAGATCCTGAGGTTAAAGCTAGACGGAGTGCTGTATCAAAAGCTAGATGTGCAGATCCTGAGGTTAAAGCTAGACGGAGTGCTGCATCAAAAGCTAGATGGGCAGATCCTGAGGTCAAAGCTAAAATGGGTGCTGCAGTAAAAGCTAGATGGGCAGATCCTGAATACGTAGCTAAAATGAGTGCTGTATCAAAAGCTAACTGGGCAGATCCTGAATACGTAGCTAAAATGAGTGCTGTATCAAAAGCTAACTGGGCAGATCCTGAGGTCAAAGCTAAAATGAGTGCTGCAATAAAAGCTAAATGGGCAGATCCTGAATACGCAGCTAAAATAAGTGCTGCAGTAAAAGCTAACTGGGCAGATCCTGAGGTCAAAGCTAAAAAAAGTGCTGCATCAAAAGCTAACTGGGCAGATCCTGAGGTCAAAGCTAAAATGAGTGCTGCAGTAAAAGCTAGATGGGCAGATCCTGAATACGTAGCTAAAATGAGTGCTGTATCAAAAGCTAACTGGGCAGATCCTGAGGTCAAAGCTAAAATGAGTGCTGGAATAAAAGCTAAATGGGCAGATCCTGAGGTTAAAGCTAGACGGAGTGCTGCATCAAAAGCTAACTGGGCAGATCCTGAGGTCAAAGCTAAAATGAGTGCTGGAATAAAAGAAGCATGGCGTAAACGAAAGGAACAAAACAATGTCAATAGTGCCACGACTTGAAGAAAAGGAAATGCTCGATACGTTTCAACCGCTCCACGATTTTGTCGTGATTCGCAAGTGGAAGGCCCCCGAGACAACAGCGGCAGGAATCATCGTGCCAGACGACCGCAAGGACTATCAGTCTAAGCGAGGCACCGTGATCAAGATAGGCAGTTGTGAGAATTTAAAGGTTCGTAAGCTGCCAGTACCCAACGTCAAGGTAGGAGACGAAGTTCTATTTACAGCATTCTCAGGTTCTGAAGTTCCTATGCCTGATGGGTATCTGATCATGAGGGTTACAGAGTTGTTAGGGGTGCTAGAATAATAATGCTGTATGATAAATTTTTGCTGCCTGTAAGCCCCTCTTGCAAATTACAGTCGGCACAACGTACGCTCAAACTGCCTAAAAAGCCCCTGTACAATCAACCCGAAAAAGCCATGGAAGTCTTTAAGCTAATGAGACTAAAGTTTGACAGACTTAATTTAGTGGGCCGCCCGCTATCAACCAAAAATCTTCTTGAGATAGCCAGAGCGGCAGCCAAAGTAACAGGCTGTGAAACAGAAATAGCTAGAAATCTCTTACAGCCATTTAACTCTTGCTATATAAACAAAAGAACGCAAGATATTATATGCTGGCAGGTGGCCGGAAACAGAAAAAGAATGAATAACCTACAGCCTCACGTCTACAATTCTGCTACATTTAATTTAGGCTGGATGTCTGGGGTTATAGCGGAATATGTAAGCGAAGACGCTTCTAAGATCGGGGCATACAGAGTAAGGATAATGGACGGTCCTGCTGCAGGATTAGATATGTTCATGTCTGTCCCGAAGAGAATAAAACTTATGTCTGATGTGCTGGGGGCTACCTATAAAATAGACAAAGACAAAATGCAATTGTCAGATTACAGACAGGCAGTTCAGATGCAGGTTGCAGTCTATCCGGAACAGTTGGACATCGTGCAGTTTACGTCAGGAGCCGGACATATAAACCTTAAGCATCTTACAAAGGTAAATTCGATTGCAGCTTTAAAGACAACTGCAAAACAAAGAAAAAATAATCTAGAACTTGTAAAAACAAGAAATAAATTATGTCAATATGGCTTTAGACATCCTTGCCATATTTGTAAAATAGGCTATGATGAGTGTTCAAGAGGATGTTTGCCTCGATCCATAAAAGATGTTAAGGAAAATATAATCCTATTAATCAAAGGAAAAAACATATGTCAGAAAACTTTAGAAGAGGCTTAGATATACCGGTAAACTTCCCCCTGCCGTTCAATCCACGGCATATGCTGTCTATAAATCCGCACGGATCTACGACAGCAAATGAAACATACGTCCCTCAACATGACATCCTGAATTGTGTTCCAGGGGCATTTGTAGGAATGTGCAAGTTAATCCAATCCGTGGACACCGAGGTATCTACTGGCACATTGAATATCTCGGAAGAGGAAATGCAAAAGGCTGTTTTGGCTCTTAGATATATCCTATCAAAAGACGGTTTGGCCCATGGCACTGTGGAAGAAGCATATGTAGCCTCCGGATTTGTCAACCTATCATGGCAAGCAAGAACATGGGTTCTCAAAAATCTTGGAGACATAATGATTAGAATGTGGCATCAAGCAGCTATAGCCCGGGTAAACAACATTAAAGACTTCAGAGATTTCCCTATCAATACGGCTGCTGAATCTTTGTTAAAATCTCTTGGAAAAGGATTAGACTAATGCCAAAGGAAAATTTATTAAAAAAAATTGCCATTAATGAAAAGTCTGAAATTGGGTTCATAATGGAAATTCAAGAACTTGCTGGCACAAAGATATATATGGGGATACCTTTGACCGGGACTGGAAACTGGGTGTCTATAAACCCCAATGTATTTGACGCTCCTGTCAATGCATTGGCACTTATGGAAATAGCCATGCATGTGAGCCCGCCTAAAAAACTTTTAGAAAAGAAAAATTTTTCAATAGAAAAAACGGATGCTCCGATTGCAAAATGGGACGCCTTGTTTACAATGGAGCCTGGATCAGACCTTAATAATATTATAAACTCATTGTTCAAACTGGACCCAGATAAACATATAAATCACGACATCGGCGATTTTCACGTAGATAACGAAGACGAAGAAGAAACTAATTGATCTTATCTGCGTCAAACTCAATAATAGTTTGCCTTGATCTAGCTCTTGCCAATACTGGCATAGCAGTTCTTGCCATTAATCCCACTGAGGATGAGCTTCTTTATGTGGACACTGTCCATACAGAGAAGACAGATAAAGCAAAACTGAAAAAGGCTAAGATGCGAGTATCAGACGATGAGTGGCGCAGAACTACAGAATTGGCACAATCTTTAGAGAAACTTCTCATGGAGTACTCTCCATGTCATATATTTATAGAGTGTCCTACAGGTGGATCAAAGAGCGCTCAAGCAGCTAAAAGTATGGCGATTGCCAGAGGTGCTGCTTGCGCTGTTGTAGATGGATTCAAAATCCCTACTACTCTCGTGACTCCGTTTGAGGCTAAACGTGCAGCTACCGGTAATATGTCAGCCTCTAAAGAAGATGTCAAAATTTCCGTAAAGACTTTATTTCCAAACTTTGAAGGATGGGTAAAAGGAAAACGAGGGCAAGTACTAGAAGGAAAGAACGAACACGTATATGATGCGCTGTCAGTGTATATGGCAGCTAGAACAACTAACCCCTATAAGGAACTAAAAAATGTCAGAGACCAAAAATAACAAACAAGTATCGTTACTAAATGAAAGCACCTGTTTTACCCGTATGCCCAATCCAGAGGGTGAAGGTGAACTACTAGAAATAAAAGTCACTACCAAGGTGCGCACTCAACTAGGTGTCATGCACGACACCGCTCAGAGCTTCGTCCTTAGTGGTCAAGACGCAGCTGATACGCTTGGATCTCTCCGAGTCATTCATAACAATCTACAGCTGATGCTTATGCGAGCTCAACAAGAAAACGAAAAGACTACTGAAACAACAGCGACAAATGCACCTCTTGAAGTAGTTAAAACCGCAGAGTAAAGTGCACGGTTGTGGACAACTCTACTAATAGAATATTCACCCCGGCAAAAGCAGCATCTTCTCCTTTAAGCACCGAACTGGTGCAGGAAGATGCAGTCGAACCTCAGGATGAACTGCAAAGTTGGACTAAAGACTACAGCTTGTTTTTTGTCAACACTTTGCACATGTATCTGCGTATTCCAATCAGCCTCTTTGAGCTATATGCTAAAGAGTTCAATAAGCGGCTAAAGATAATGCACTTTGTATTACCTGGTCCTTTACTTATTGAAGATGTTGTTACCCCTGGAGGATTTGCTTCACCTGAAGCTGGCTGGAGTAGATACTTGCACGGAATGCCAAAAGAGGATTGGCCAGACTTCAAAAATTGGTTAAGCAATTCTAAATGGCTTGCGCAAAATGCCGCAGGGGAAAAAATTCTATATGGTTGTGAAGTAGAAGATGTCGAGGTCCGAGATCCCGTAAAGCTGCAAACAATGCAGATAGTGGGTATAAAAGAATTTGTACCCATCACTTTTTTTATGCCATCTAACCCATCCGGTAGAATATATCTCAACATTAAAAACGGTCCTCCATTTAAATGTATGTATATTAACCGGAATGGGGCAGGAGCAGGAGAAGCAGCAGCCTTATTTAAGAAACTGAGAGAAGTGATTTGAAAATTAATTTTCACGAAATAGATCCCATGGAAGCCGAGGCCGTCTTTCCAAAGGACAATAAAGGCATTTCTATGGTCGTTGAGCCTTCATTCTACGGTAAGTCCAAGAATGCGATGATATGTGTTCTTACCTCTACCAGCAATACAGGCAAATGGTTGTACAGGTATCGACTCAAGGTAACTGATACAGGCAAGCTTGTACTTGAAGATTTAGGGGAAAAACGCAAACTTGATGTGGACCTGCCTGCGCTTAAATAGCCACTTAAATGAGTTAAAATAACTTGGTCCTGTTTCGCCATGAATCGTTCATGGCGTACTGAGGCCATAAAACTTACGCCGATCTACAATCGTCGGCGGCTTTTACTAAAAAGAGGTGAAATAATGAGACACTGCAAGGAAGCAGTCGTCAAGCCGTTGTCTATTACAAAGGCATACGGTTACATCAATGAGTGGGGTGTTTCATATGCCGAAAAATTTAGGCATCGAAATGCTTTGTTCATTGGTTCAGCAGATACCACGGTATGCGCACTCATCATGCGCATGCCCAACGGTATTTCAGAAGCTTACTGTCTTTTCCACCATTGGACAGAAGGTGAAGATAAGCATCTTAATTTCTTCACTAGCGTGGCATCTTGCATTAATTTGGAAAAACAGGATGCACCTAAATGGTTCTTCGATGGAGAGCAAGTCGAGCTAAAGGAACTAGCTAAAACCAGTAATGAAGAAGCGGCTCAAAGGGCTAGAATGGTGGTGTCAGGACTCCCAGCACTTGCCTGCCTGGCATACAAGTCTTACCTAATTAATGAGGCTTTTAGAAGTCCCAAATTTTGGGTGAATGAGCCAATTCTTATGGTACCTAAATCGTGTGGCAAAGTAGATATAGCTTTAAATGTAGTCGAGTCATTCTTGAGTTTTATTTGCTCAGGGATGGGCGGCTTAATGAGTCCAGCATACTTGCGCACAAGAGAGTTGGTGCATAGTTATGCGATTACTCCTTGGCAAATGTATTTAAATGCCGGCTGTGATCCAAAAATCATGATGTCCGACTTCGGCAAGAAGCAGGGCATGCTTGGTAAGTTGATTAAGGTTGTTTCTGATACTATTGAACAACCGATCGAAATGCTCGGAGTCAATCAGAGAAGTCTCCCTTTGTTACTAAGTCCAATACAAATCAAGGCATTCAAAGATTGTGTTCCTTGGTTTGTTATGGATGTAGATGGATATGTAGTGCCACAACATAAAGACTGTTTCCTCATGGGTCGGCGTATGGATACTTTCCAAACGCAGCACAAAAGCCATATAGCAGCGAGGCAATTGGGTTTCGAGATTCCAAATATTGAAGAGCTTCGGCAGCAAACGCGTTCTGCCGAGACTCCAAATCAAAAAGCCCCGCTGGTAGTAGAATTGAAAACCCCTGCACAGATAACCCCTGTTGTAGAACTGGAGTCCAGTAAGACTTAATTTACACTATTCGCACCTCATCCCACCCCATATAGCATGCATGCATGTTGTGTGGGGTGGGTTTTATTTTTCCCAGCTACAGACATCACCCTTACATTTAGGAATCAAAGAATAATATGATACTTTCAGACTATCTTGCTTGTGTAATTAGGGCTGTAGATAAAGCCAAAGTACTACCCGCCGAAGAAATTCGCAAGGTCGTAGGACTTGACGTTTGCACCTATGATCAGATCATAGGGGGTGCTGACGGACAGAATATTACCATAGAGCATGCTAATCGAATTGTAGACTTTTTCGGTATGGGCGTGTTTCAAACAACCTTTGTTAAAGAGACTTTCGTATCCGGCAATTCTCACTACAGAACTTGGGAAAGCTTGGAGAAGGATGAGAAAGAAATTATCAATGTTGCGGCAGTATTCACGTCAAATAACTCCAAAAGTCCAATCGCCGTTTTGAACTACACAAAGGAGTGTTCATACTTTTTAGACAGCTGTGATAATTTAATTTCAATCATTAAAGATACCGGAGCAACTGATGACAACAGCATTAAATCAGAAAACAGCCAACAAGGCGGGGCTGATACTGTTAAAGATTCCATATCATTGGGAGACAGAGTCTAGTGTTGAGGCTAATTCAGTTGAGTCTCGAGAAATGGCACAGGTTGAAGTATCGGAGTACAAAAACAAAATAAAAAAAGACGAGTCAGCTAAACATTACTTTCTTCTAATAGAGGGTTCTATTGTTCCTACCGCAGAGTGGGCCTCTGCTGATGAATTCGTATACCACGCATAAAAACAGGATTAAAAACAAATGACAGCATCAGTCAACTATATCGAAAAACTTAAGCAGTATCGTAGCGCTAACGTTCCTCTTCTCATCTTTGGTGGTCCCGGTATTGGTAAGTCCGAGATCTGCAAGGCTGCAGCAGAAGGCGACGAGGTTAAGGACGTTCGTCTTTCTATGTTGGAGCCGGTGGACATGCGAGGCATGCCAGTTATTAACCGCAAAGGTGATGGCACCGAGTTCAGTGTTGAGTGGGCAAAGCCTGACTTTTTACCGACTAGCGGTAAGGGTATAGTCCTCTTTGATGAGCTGAATACCGCTGACCCCAGTGTCCAGAATGCTGCTCTGCAGTTCATCCTGGATCGTCGCTGTGGTCCGCACAAGCTTGGTGACGGCTGGTGGATCGTGGCTTGTGGCAACAAGTCATCGCACAAAGCCCACGTTAATCCGCTTTCTGCTCCTCTCCGTAATCGTTTTGTGATTCTGGAGATGCAGCCGGACTTCAACCAGTGGCGCAATTGGGCGATGAATAACTACATTCACGAGAATGTGCTTGGCTTCATGAGCAGTACCAGCGGTCAGCACCTGTACTCTGATCCTCAGGACGAGTATGGCAACTTCCCGACTCCTCGTGGCTGGACCATGGTTTCTCGCCTTCTCAAATGCAACATCAGCGAGCGTGAAGCTATTGAGGGGGCTATTGGCAAAGGCGCAGCCAACTGGTTTATGCAATACTGCAATGAAATCAAAGTAATGCCGAACATCGACGATCTACTGGAGGGCAAAACCACATACCAAGACGGTCCCAACAAACTGTCTGTGACCTATGCGGTCGTTAGCAATATTCTTTATCGAGCTCTGCGCAATATCAATATAATTGATAAGGGCGCAAACGTAATGATGGGTATTCGCCCTGAGATCAGCAGCCTATATTTTGGTGGTTTACTGCAGCAGAGGAATGAGAAGTTTATGCTGGCCGTTATGAAGTCTCAGAATGCAAAGAACTGGCTTTCTAAGCACCGTAGCCTCTTGGTGCCATTCGAGGTTGAATAATGTTGAAAACCGAAATTGATCCAATAAGAGTTCAGACCGCCAAAAAGCGACTGAACAGATCGATGTTCAGAATGTTCCAGGATTTTCCTTTCTGGGCATTTCTGATTGAGAAATGCAACGTCAGATTGACCGAAGACAAGAGGGTGTCCACTGCTTGCATTGATCGCAATGGCAACATCTTATTCAATCTGGAATTCTTCACCTCCTTGAATGACAACATGCTCCATTTTGTGCTGGCCCATGAAGTCATGCATATGTTGTTGGATCATCACAGCCGGGTAGGTGGACGTCAAGCAGATCTATGGAATATAGCTGGCGATGTGCTCATCAACGAGATGCTAAAGGATCACTTCAGCAATAAAAACATAAGTTTGGATTTATCGCAGTACATCCACAGTAAGGTTTTTAATTTTGAAGTTAACCACAATACGATGACTACAGAGGATATTTACGAGCTGCTGGTCAAGAACAACCCTGATATGTGTTTTTTGAAGGGAAAAGGTGGTCTATCTGGTAAAAGCTCAGATCAGGGTGATATTCAGAGTGGCAACGACTTGGCGAACTTTGAGCCAGGAGATGAACCATCAGGTCAGGATATTAGAACAGCCTCTGAGGACACACCTCAGAATGCCAAGGAGTGGGCAGAAGCCGGACTCGAAGCTGCTACTCGCAGTCGCATGGCTGGCAGCTGCCCAGAATTTATGGAGCGGCAGATTGACAAGCTGCTGAATCCAGAAATTGCTTGGAACGAGGTGCTGGCTTATTACTTGCGAAACAAGTTTTGTATGAGTAGCAAGAGTCGGCACACTTTCACTCCGCCGAATCGACGATATCTGTATAAAGATATTATCATGACTAGTCGAATTGGAAAGAAGAAACCTAGCATAGCATTCTCTGTTGACACCTCTGGATCTATGTCCGCTAACGACATAGCCAAGGGTATAACAGAGATGGATGCCATTCGTAATATGTACAAGGTGCCTGTCTATTTGTTAGAAGCAGATGCAAAAGTACATAATGCGAAATGGGTACAGCCAAATGAGCAAATCCCCTCATTGAAAGGCGGTGGTGGCACTTCATTTGTGCCGGTGATGAGTCATTTAAAGGAGCATAAGCCGGATGTAGATGTACTTGTTTACTTCACTGATGGCTATGGCGATTTTGGTAGTGATCCTGGGTTTGATGTTATCTGGATAATCAATTCTTCGGTTAATCCCCCCTACGGCAAAACCATCCGTATCAACTTTTAAAAAAGGAATAAAGATAAAGGGGGAGGGGCTGTTAGCATCCCCCTATCTTTAATTTTATCTTATGCTGTACCATATAACACTAGAAAATTACTTTATAGACATTAACACTTTCAACACTTTCAACAAATTCAATCAGGCAGGTCCACATCCAAATACTACTCCTCTGAGCCGCTGTAACAGATGGACTAATCCCGTCGAGAATGGTCCGCTATTGCCGGATAATCTGGCGAGCAACAATCCTAGCCCGTTCATTATTGGTAGCATGCTATATTACCCTATAGTCGTCGGACTTAATAATTCGGCAGCTAACGGAGCAGGTGGCGTTGTGGGCTTTGTGAGAGCTAAGATTTCCAATAATCTGGAACTTGGGGATAGCGAATACATGGTGTGCTCGTCTGAGGATCTCAAGAAAGCAGGTGTCAGGCTATCCGTGCAAAGCATAAAAATGCTCAAAAGTTTGCGACATAACAGCAAACTCAATAAAAATGAATCAAACGGAACAATAAGGCACTACAACACACAGGGCTTTAAGTGTCGACCCGAAGAAATCATTAAATGTTTGGCTTTTGGATATCTTGATTTCCCAAATGGCAGAACCTTTATTGAGGATTTGGCTCATGCTTCACGAGATCAATCCTACACGCTTCAAGAATTGGTGTCGGATAAACGCAACGATATGCAAACTATTTGTGCCGCAGTGGCGAAGCATTATCATGATACTGAGAGAAGCTTTTGGAGCAATCGCACCATAGGCACTAAAATCTCGTATGACATTATGCGTACCTCGATAAATGTTGATGAAAAATGCGTAGTAAAATGGCGCAGGCCAAGTAAGAACAGCAAGTGGCCCTACACTCTGGATCACCATTGGTTCTGTTGTCAAGAGTCTTCAGTGACTATGGCTCACCATACCATGGCTTCGCTTATGTTTACAGCTTCTAGTACCCCTTCGAAATCGGGCGGATACCCCACGGCCAGTCGAGATCAGCTGATGATGAATCTGCCTATCTTTCTAAGTATTCGAACACTGGATAATTGTAGGAAAATTCTCGAGAATTTCTTTGTAAATATAGTCGAGATCCTGAAAACGAATTCATCGGCTACGGGACACTATACCAATCTAATTAATGACTTTGATTGGCCTGTACCTAATCGCTATTCAGGTAAGAGATTAGAGGCAGAAATGTTCCCCGTTAAAGCGGCTTTGGCCATGGGAGTTTTGCCAAAGTTTGATGAATCCGGAAGGTTTAATAAGTTTATTCCAATTGATGGTGTCCTGCATGAAAATCCTCAGACCATCTATATTGATGTGGATTCGGACTATCTGAAGCGCCGTAGACCGGAACATTCTTTGTTGCTTATGTATAGCACGGGGATTATTCGCCTGGAAGATTTGGAAAAAATCGTAGGATCTGTTTCTCAAAATGATAAGGATCATAAGAACAATTCCACTAAAGTTCAGTTGCGAATGAGCAAAAATGTCGTATGCTGTCTCCCTGTAGAATCTGCTAGTAAAAAAATCTATGAAACTCTAGCAAGAGAAGGCTATAACCACTTCGGTGTTAACAGCAATAATTCCAGTAAGCTCAATGACCCATTACAGGAAATAGAAGAATATACCGGAGCTTTCTAAAGTTGAGATTTAAAATCACACATGAGCAAAAGCAACAGTCCAAGACCAAATACTAACGAACCACTTGGCATGAAGGTCGCACGTGGACCTGCAGCCAGTAAAACCGCAGTAAAGGTAACCGACAATAATAAAGGTTGGGCAATAGTTGCAAATATCCCCGTACCTCCTGCAGTAGAAAGTCGTAACTTTAAAAAGCCATTAGGGCTTACCCCAGCATTGATTAATGGGGGTATTATCCCTACTACACCTAACAAGAAGCCAAAGGTCGACTCTACTGAGCTCAGCTCAACATCAACACAAACCGTGCTGTTTTCAAATCAAAAGAACCTTGGGGGGAACCCTACCCCCCAAGGTCTTTCTTTTACCCGCCGAACTAAAAAAATTCCAAAGTTTACAAAAACGACTACCCTCGAACTTGATTGGTATGGGGCTAAGCTTTCTCTCAATTGCTTAAATATCGTTCATCAGCCTGCAAATACTGATCGAGGTAATCAAAGTTGGTTAATGTTGGAAATGCCTTTAGATGAAAAAACAGGCAATCCTCCATGGATTCCGCCTGTCGCAGAACTGAAAGAAGATGGTAGAATGTTCGTACCCGAGTTCAAATGTGAGGTAAATGGCATTACTTTACGATGTCAGATACTAAACATAGAGCTGTTTGACAAGGTCGGCAAAAAATACACGGTAGTGTTTAGAGTGATAGAATAAACCAATAATATTTGCTAAAAAATTGTAAATTATAAATTAGCAAATATTATTAAAATTTCAAGTAACTTTTTTTAAATACTATGTTAGACCCAGAATTTATTAAAAAAGGCGTGATTGAGCACGAGACAGAGGAGCAGCCTGTAAAAACCGCCTCTGATGAAATTTTTGAAAAGGTGAAGACTTGCCACCCCACTTGCCGTTGTAATTGTAAAACAAAACAGCAGGAAAACCCCAATGAACGAAGTAAATAATATTCAGGAAGCTATTCCTGTATTAGTTTTAGCAGTAGCCAGAGGAGATCTTCCTACGCTAAACACGCTATTAGATAAGTTTCCAAAGTTGATTGAGCTTAGAGATAGGCGAGGTCGTACTTTGCTTATGATGGCGGCATACCTTAGCGATCCCGCTGTAATAAACTATTTAATATCTTTTTATGTTATTGCCAATCCAATTATGGATCCTAATGTAGAAGATGAAGATGGATTTAACGCACACGACTGGGCAGTACTTGGCGGCAACGAGTTCAGCAGAAGCCTGTTGATTAAGGTAATGGGTACAGAGGAATAATATGCCTGATTTTTCATCTAATCCCCAAGGGTCAATTCGACGAACTCTGTCGCATGCAGAACATGCCCCAAGCCCATTCTTGGACTATGCTTCGCTACACCTTCCTACTAATCTCAACGAAGCTTTTGAAGTCGCGGAGACTATGTACTACAGTAATAGGACATTTGCTCAAGCTGTCGAGTACGTAGTTTCATATTTTACCGGCACAGATATCAACATAATTGCTGACGATGAAGATAAGGCCAGTCAGTACAAAAAGTTTCTAATTGAAAAGCTAGACCTTAAGTCTTTATTGTTCATGATTGGCAGGGACGTAAAGGTATACGGCAATAGCTGTATTTCTGTACTGGCGCCATTCAAGCGCTTCCTGACTTGCGATAAGTGCGGAGCTAGCAAACCAATTCAAAGCATAGATTACAAATTTACGCTTAATCATGGATTCAGCTTTACCTGTGGCAGCTGTAATAAACACACTACTTGCTTAAATCCGGACGATCGTCCTACTTTGCAGGAAAACGAAATTTACATTAAGCGCTGGCCTATTAAGCAAATACGCATCGTATCCCACCAATACGGCGGAAAGCCTGATTATTTCTATGAAGTGCCGCCAAATGATATACAGCAGATCCAAAACGGCAATAAAAAGTATATGGAAACTGTGCCATGGAGTCTGGTGCAGTCGGTGAGATCCGGAACTTTATTTCAGTTCAGTGACAACATGGTACATCACTTCTCGCTAGGCAATCTAAGCGATATTAAGATGGGCATATGGGGTTTGCCTCCGGTTATTGCTGGTTTTCGAGATGCGTATCTTGCCCAGATCCTTAAGCGCAATAATGAAAGCATAGCACTAGATCATATGTTGCCAATTCGCTTTATAACCCCCGCCTCTGTTGGAGCGGGAGGTGACTTTATGAAGTCGATCAATATCGGTAACTTCGGGCAGTCAGTGCTGCGATCAGTGGAGCGAGCTCGTAAAGATCCCACAGGATGGCAGTGGATGCCTATGCCTGTTAATTATCAATTGCTTGGAGGAGAAGGTAAGCAATTTGTTGTTCCTCAACTATTGGAACAAGCCCAAGCAGACTTCCTTAACGGTATGGGCATTCCGGTAGAGTTGTATAGAAAAACTCTGAGTGCCCAAGCTGCGCCATTTGCAGCCAGACTTTTTGAGGCGGGTGAAACGCACTTCCTGCACGGTCTGCAGACAGCCCTTACTTGGATTGTGGATAGAGTTAGTGCCATACTCAATTGGGAGCCCTGCGAAGCCACCCTTACCAAGCCAACTCATGCCGATGACATTGAGCGTCGTATGCTGATGCTCCAGATGATGATGCAAGGCATTGCTGCAGAACAAGATGTACTCAACCTCTTTGGTCTCGACTGGAAGGATACCTTCAAGAAACGCCAGGGCGAACAGGAATTCAAGATGCGATCTGAAAAAGAGTATATGGATAAAATGCGCAAGGCGGAAGAAAACGAGCAGATCATGTCTGCCCCTCCTGGCGCGATGATTGCAGGCCCAGGGACTCCAATGGGGGCCGGCGGCATACCAGGTGGGCCCAACCTTGGCGGTCCGCCAATGGCTCCTTCTATGCCAATCAATGGCGTTGCAGGGCCCATGGCGGCAGGTCCCAGCAAGGACTTAGATAGTTTCTTTGCGGATGCTCAGGCTCGAGTCAACGAGATTATGGCTACAGCTCCACTTGGCTCTCCGCAGCGTAGGCAGATCTTGGATCAGATCAAGAGCCAAAATCCAAATCTACATGCCGTGGTGAAGAGTATGCTGGATCAAATTACCCAACAAGCAGAAAACCAAGGCAAAGATCAATTACGTCAGCCAATGCCTCCCCCTAGGTAATAGCTAAACAGCTGAATCACACAATAAAAACTTTTTCATTATTGCCAAGCCCTTGAAATAAAATTCAAGGGCTTGGTTTGTTTTAAGGAATACACATGAACCAACGTAATCGTCGACTACGTGATCACTTCATAGCAGGCAAAGAGTATGTGTCTCGAGCGGATAATCGAAGCGTAATAATTAATAAAGACTATGATCTTATCGACGGTCAAACTATCACAAACATTATAGGAACACTATATACAAGTGCAATAGTTAAAAGGACTATTGATAAAAACGGCTGTAACACCTTTTGGATTAACTACTCTAACTGGAGAACTCGTACTACCACGGCTGCTATAAAAGCATGTATCCCTGGGGGATGGGAAATACGCGGGTACAAGCTATACACCCCCAAGCTAGCAACCATAACTATACCGAATACGGGGTGGGTAGAGCTGAAAGAGCCCTTGGATGCCTACTTAGATCGGTGGAGCTAATAAAGGAGTTAGGTCAGCCCCGGGGCTGACCTTTTTTTTAGGTATTAAATAGGGGGTATTTTAAGGCCTAAAATAGACCCTTATTTGTGTTATATATATAAGTAGGCTGCAAATGCTTTTAAAAGATAAAGATGAGCTTATATTGCGGTATATATATATAGAGGATCTATAGGTATTCCAGCAACTCTGCTGGACCGCCAAAACAATTTAGATCCTTCAAGAAAGAGGAAACAAGTGAAAAATTTCTTCAATGGGTTTGCGTTTATCGTCTTGCCGATTCTGGCTACAGTGGCTCTGACACTTGTCGTGCGGTTAACGATGCCAACTCCGAAGGGAGTCACAAGCATTGTTGAAACCGGAGAAGTCTGGTACAACCCAACATCTTGGGCGCTGAATGAGAGTGCAGAGCATGCCACCATGCAGGCCAATAAGGCCATGGCAGCGGCAGTCAGCTACACTCAAGGCATGACACTGGCGGCTTCGGCAGCGGCAGGCGTCGTTCTGACGTTGCTGGTCCTGGCGATTCGCAAGGGATGGGTAGATAAAACCGAGGTCAAGACCAAGGCTTTTATCGAGCAGGCACCTGCTGCGACCCACACCCCGGCGCAGAAGGGGCCGAATGTCTCAGAGCCGATTACCAGCCGTTCGACCTCTTCGGAGGATAGACGTGATTCTGCCCTAACAGGACAGGCCATGGCTACAGCCACGGCTTGACACGGAAGCCTCACCTCCTATTAGCCTCACGGCGTAGGGGGTTTTTTTAGGTATTAGATATATGCCTAAAAATAAGGATATTTTGCGGTATACATATATAGAGGATCTATAGGTATTCCAGCAACTCTGCTGGATCGCCAAAATAATGTAGATCCTCCAAGAAAGAGGAAACAAGTGAAAAGTATCATGATTTGTGTTTTTAGTAGCGTTTTAGCCTTTGCAGCCTGTTTGGCTGTCGAGGCCCGCAGCTGTAGTGCCGAAACCAACAAGGACAATCAGCATCAGCTGATGTTCCAAAGGGTGAGCACAGAGCTCGCAGCGGCAGCAGCAGCTAAGGTGTCAGCCACGACACTGTCGGACAAGCTTACCCTTGCCCGAGTGGAAAGCTCACTGGCAGATGCGCTGGTAACGCTGAGAGCGATGGAGTCGTCCAAGGAACCACCGAAGGACAACAAACAGCCTCAGCCTATTACTTCGCAGAACAACAAACAGCCTCAGCCTATTACTTCGCAGCCCAAGGAACCGCAGTCGTATGTTCTCAAGGCGGCAAAGGAATTCTCAAACCTCGTTCCAGTTTATAGCGGGAATGAAGTTGAGACTCCTAGAGGCTTTGGCAATACGCTCGCTGCCGGTTTCTCTCAGGCAAACATGGAGAATCAGGAGGTCTTGGTTGTAAAGATCGCCGCTTTGAACCGCCTGCAGGAAGCCCACACCCGGGCTGTCCTGGATCAGGAAACTCTTCATATCCCTGAGTACACCATCTTGTTGAACCAGCAGTATTCAGAGCTGGATTCAGAAACGCAAAATGCGTTGGTTCTGGAAACAATTCAACAAGAACGCCTCGCTGATGAGAAGGCTGTCGAAGCTTTGGCTAATCCAAGCTTTTGGCAAACCTTGAAGTGGTGGTGGCAGGAGTAACACTTCCACAGGCATCCTTTTTTGAGGGCCCCGGGAGAGTAACATCTCCCGGGGCTTTTTAACCTGCCTTAAGTGCTTAATTGCAAAAATGTTGATTTGCCACATAATGACATAAAAGACCCATAGGTATTCCATTGCGTAAATGGATTGCCAAAACAATATGGGTCTTGAAAGGAGTCCATGAAAATGGATGAAGCAGTAGTGACGGGAACGCTGGCGGTAGCGCCAAGGCTTTGGGATGCCTCGATGAAGGACCTTGAAATGCAGCTGACTGCGCAGGCAGCGGAATGTACTCGACAAGAGACAATTCTGCGTGCTGCACTGGAGCAGAGAGTTAAGCTGCGTCAAGAGGCCGAACGAGCACTCCAAGCCCTGATTTCTTGTCAACCTTCTAGGCGGTAACTTGCCTGAAGAAAAACCTGCCCGAACACACCAGGAAAAACTCCTGGTGTGTTTTTTTTTAGGTATCGGAAGTTGACAGCTCTAAAGTATTGTGCTTATGATCCTGTCGCTGCATACCGCAGCAATAGGAGAACTCATGAGCAGAGTACTGGTGATAGGAGATACCCATGTTCCCGCCATGCACAAAAGTTATGTGCAGTTTCTGAAAAGTGTAGCCAAAAAATGGAAGACAGATAAAGTTATACATGTAGGTGACGTAGTAGATCACCACTGCATCAGCTTTCACGACAAGCATCCTGATAACCCCGGAGCAAAGGAAGAATACTCCCAGGCTTATAATCAAATACAAAAACTTTATAATGAGTTTCCCAATGCCGTTATTACAATAGGTAACCACGATATACGCGTATTGCGTCTAAACGCTAAAATGGGCATTCCTAAGATGTATCTTAGGGGATTTAATGATCTATACTCTACTAACGCCTGGAAGTGGGTAGAACATATTGAAATAGACGGCGTTTACTATTACCACGGAGAAGGCTGCGGAGGTCAACACCCAGCATTCAGCGCAGCCAAAATGCGATTGCAGCCTACCGTTATTGGTCACTACCATAGTGCCTGCGGTATCTGGTATCAGGCTGGCCCCACTGCAAAGATTTGGGGTATGAATGTTGGTTGCGGCGTTGATCGCAATCACTGGAGCATGCAATACGGTGCTGCGTTTCTTAAAAAGCCAATTGTCTCCTGCGGCGTTGTAATTGATGGCGATCCATTTGTTGAAACGATGAATTTAGGTGGAAATTCACGAGCTAAATAAAAGTAATAAGCAAGTTAACATGATTTATAGAGTTCATAAGAGCTCTCAAATTAGCTATTAGGCGCACTCATGGGCAGACGAAAAAAAGAAAATAATTGTTCATACATTGATATAGTCATATCTACTTATGTAACTAAAAAAGATTATGAAAAGGCACAACTTGATTTTTCAAATGAATTAGGACGCTACAATCAAAATTTAATTGATTATGAAAAAACAAGCAAAAAAACTTGTGAATTTATTGTCGAAACAGAGAGCGATGACGATGATGATATTGACTAAAATTGACCTCATAATGGGTTAGTATTACATACCTCTGGTATTAGCTATCTTACAGCGGTGTTCTGATTATCAAATGACGCTTCTAGGGAGCTGCATTTGAGGATCAGAGTGCACCTGCATTCCTCCGGATATTGCGAAAACGACCCATTAGGTCGTCCCATCCGTAATTGGCGCACCCAGGAACAGGGATATGTTCACGTAAGGCAGTACGAATTGGCGGCCTTAACACCCGCTGTAACTGTCATCATTCATGGATTGCGGGCCATGAATGAATTTAATCCCGCCCTACAGAGTGTGGACAGGTTGCATCGCATCCTGGTAGATACCTTTGTGGGCTTTCTTCTGAAGGCAGGCTATGAAGATCGAGTAGGCGCTGTATCTGGCTGATGTCAGATACTTTGAACAAGTCTGTCAAATCCGGTTGCACCTCGTTAACAAAGGTCGGCTGATCCCCCTAGGAAAACGCAACAAAGACGCTGTACGCTTTTTGGAGTTTTGGTTACTATATCGAACTGCTCCTGCAGGATGTGCGAAACCACTATCTCCAAAAAGAAGGCACCGCAAGTGTCGACAGGGTATGCCAAGTCGAGATTAGGAATCTTGGCAATTAAATGTTCAGTATGTCATCTTTTTAGGAGAATCAACATGAGTGAAAAGCTTCTTAAAAATACCTATCAGTCATACAATATTCTTTGTGCAGAGATTGACTATATGGAAATGGTTATCAGGGGCAACGAGTGTCGAGAGAATCCCTCCACTGATAATCTTCTTGAGCTGAAGAATCTACGCATGATACTGGAGGACCTTCAACAGAGTCGTATATCGGCTCTTAAGTTGCATAAGTTAAATGTCTCAATCTCCAATCGACTGAAAAAAATGAATAGATGGCATATGTTTAATGAATGGACATCACAAAAACAAAACAGCACGACTCATTGGTGATGCTATTTATTGCATATAAAACGGGATGAGCAGTAAGGGGCCGGTAGCTCAGCGGTCTAGAGCCATCGACTCATAATCGATCCGGCGTGGGTTCGAATCCCACCCGGCCCATTTTGTAGAATACCTCGAATACCCTCACCTGTTGATTTCACAATCT